TGATGACCCAAATGGGGTGTTTTTTACTTGTGATGCACCATTTCCTAGTTTTAACCCTATGGATTATCAACCAAATAATTTGATAATGTCAGAAGATGCACCTATTAATATGAATGAACCAGAAATACCAGAAACAAAACAAGAAGAAGTAAAATTACCTGAAAATAAAAAAGATGAGTTTTTTATAGAATGTCCATCAAATATTGATCAAAGGATAGGAGACTTTCGTAACGATAAAAGACTAGAACGTGTTACAGGTCATAAATTGTCGCAAGATGGAAAGAAATGTATAACTCTTTATGAAAACACAAATTTTAAAGAACAATACATTCCAAATGTCCCTGCTATTACTAATGCTGCTGCTATTGCTGTGGTTGCCGCTTCTACTCCGATTCTTATTAATCTTGTAAAGCCATTAGTAAAGCAAGTTATAACTAAATTGACGAAGAAAAAAGATAAAGTAAAATAATATTAGACAACCAAAACCAGTAAAAGGTTTGAAGTTTGCTGTCCCTTTGCGCTTGGGCTAAGGCTCCCAAACAGTTGTCTATTTTAATTTATGTTTATGTGGCACTACTTGATTAGGTGGAACTGTAATCATAATATCTTCACAAGTAACAGCAGATGGAGAATTTGGCACAAATTGGACACCCATTTTTGCCATGTCACTACAATTTTTTAAACGAAATAAACTAAGCTCAATTTTAGTTTTTTTAATTAATAATTCTTGTGCTTCAATATTTACTCTTGCTGCACGTTTACATAAGTCTCCACCATTACCTAAAGGAATATTAAACTGCATACTGATACCATAATTTAAGTTGTAATTATCTTTCTCAAATCTTGGGACTTCAGAATAATATTTAACAGCACCAGTATCTTCATCATAAATAGGTGTTCTTGTTACTGTTTCAATAGGTCTATTAAATGACCACGCATCTGTTAAATAAGGTGTAATTGTTAGGCTTGGAGAAGTACAAACTATTCCTTGAGAATATCTATTTTGTGGCAATGAAGATGGGGTTATCATTGTGGCATTATTATTAACTACTCCTGTACTTTGTGATTGAGGAGAACTTACAGTCGTATTAGCAAATGCTTTGAAGGGCAGTAAAAATAAAATTACTGCCCAAATGTACTTGTAGTTTCTGAAGTTTGAGAGGTAGTTATAGTTCTGGTTATATTTGTGACTGTATCTAATCCGGGAGTTATGAGCGTTTCTTGTATTGAGAAGGCAGCACCTTCTGTTACTATCTGCCATCTTGGTACTGATTCAAGATTTGGTGATGTCCATGCAAAGTTAACACCGCCAACTGTTTGAGTGGTGCCGGTTGTAGCAGTGGGGTTAATAGAATCAAGGGTAGCCTTAATGTTATGACCACTAGCTGCGTAACTGTACCCAGACCTATATTGATATGAAGTGATAGTTTCATTAATTACACTTTGACTTGTACTTGAGGTGGTCTGAGAACCACTACGAAACTGAGGGACTACGGGTGTGGCCATCAATTTCGTAGGTAATACAATTATAAGTAGCAACCAAAGTCTAGTCAATGGTAATAGTAACTTTTGTCGAACCGATACAACTTGTACCAGACCCACCGGCAGTACAACTATGAACCCCAGAACTCAATGACGTTAAAGCAAGACTTCCAGCAGTACCACCTGAACCGATAGTAGTTTGTCCTGAAAGATGTGGTAAAGCCGCAATACCAGCACTAGGAGTCACGGTTGAAGGTGTTGCATCACCCATAAAAAGACTTTCTGTTTTCGAGAAAGCTGACCCTGCACTCGTTACTGAAGTTTCTGTTGAAATTAATGCTGGAACACCGGCAGTTAAACTCGAAACATTTAAACCACCAATCTGACCACTTGTTGTAGAACCACCAGAAGTCACAGATGGGGTAATATTGTTGCCAGATAAGGTGTAAGTTGTCGCTGCTTTATTTGTAACTACATATGGCATATCTACTGTTATTTGAGCAGAGGTAACAAATTCTTGCTTGATGTCAGCCAAAACTGCTGATGGCAAAAATAAAAGTAAAGCAAATAGTTTTCTCATTTGATTCCTACTTTGTTTTTACCATTATCCACTATTTTAGGAGCATTATTGTTCTTTTTCTTACCAACCTGCAAACCGAAACTGGCTAAACTTCCACTAAAAATCGAAGCGATGAAAGTGGGATCAAAGTCTACTATCTTTTTTCCGTCAGCAGGTTCGTAATAAGACAGAGTTAGCATACTTGCAGACCAAACTAAAACAGCAATTTTAACAATCGTTTCGACTCGATTGCCTTCTTTTTCTTCTTGTTCTTCCATGAAAAATAAAGACTCTTGTTTAATACTAGCATTTTAGCTATGTTAGGAAAGAAAGACAAAAATTATGCTTGCAATCTTAAAACCTATAGTTTTGCTTTTTGTAAAAAGTTCAGCCTTTAAGCGTTTTGTTATAGAAATTTTAGAAGTTCTAGCAAAACAAACAAACAATGAGCTAGACGATAAAGCGGTTGCTTTAATTAAATCAAAATTAATTACATAATGAATTTTTTTACTGTGTTTATAGAACCACTTCCTATTGAAGTTCAATTATCAGCGGAATTAAAAATTCGAGACATAGAAAACTGCCAAGACATAGACCAACTAAAAGACTATGCCGCAGCAGTTACTAAACAAAATGCTAACCACGATTATATTCTTGGTGCAGCATTAGGTAGAATTGTAGAACTAGAAGAACAAATACATTTTAAACCTAGCAATATAAGAAAATTTTTAAAGAAATTTTCTTAAAATTCATCATTATTTGATTCGCTTTCTTGCTTTGGTTGATAATCAGAAATAACCATTTTCATGTATTGATTACCGCTTTTTGATGTAGCAGGCATCATGTTTGCTCTAATTTTTACAGCGTTGTTGCCTTTATAATCTTGAACTAGGTTTTCTTCGTTCATAGCAAAGTCATAAAGTTTAAGTATTTCATCGACAGTTATTTCTGAAACTGCCCAATACTTGTGTGCGGCATTGTCACTTTGACAATTAAACCACATTGAGAATTTGTTAGTTGATGTTTGTGCCATTGATTTCTGGGTGTGAATTAAGTAATTGAATGATTGCTGAATTTTTATTCAGATTATTTGCTTTGCAGTATTTCCAAAATTTACTGTAAAGATTAGGTTGAAGCTTTGCCGTTATGACATAAGCGTTATAAGCAGACTTCATACCATGAATTTTCTGATATATGCTTCATGTTCTTTAAATTCAATATCAGTTGCAAGAACTTTATCCTTTGACGGAAAATATGTTTTTTTAAAGTTTTTCATAATGTCCGCTTTATCAGGCCTTGAATTTAGTTCAGCACGAAGTAAGTCAAATTCATCTTGTGAAAGTTTTGTTTTACCTTCTGGAGCAAGAGTTGGTGTAACTTTTGATCCTGATTTCATAGGAGAGTTAGTGCCTTTTGATTTTTTTGATTTACCAGTATTGTCGGCATCAGCACATTTCTGACTAAAAGCATCTGCCTCATCATCAGCTTGTCCTAATCCATATGCAGCTAACAATAAATATCTTCTTGCATATGTAATAGCACTACCCATTTTATGGTAGATGTTTTGACCTCTTTGATTCTCTGTAATTATTGGAAGTCTTGAATCAATAAACTCTCCAGACTCGTGCATAAGTCGACAGACCATCCACATAACTGGTTGATCTTTTGCATCTGTTGAACTTTCAATAATAAAAGTATGAGACATCCCATGTTCAGTTGCAGGTGATACAGCTTGCTCTGCTTCAGCTAATGAAACATACGAGCCAAAGTTACCTGAGGCATCTCGGACTGCGTTTGCGTAGACCTTTTGAAATTGTGCAAGAGCTTTTGCAAGCTTTGGTGTAGGTTTGATTTTATAAATTCGGTTACTTTCAATCGGTTCAGATTCGACAAGTTTCCAAGTTTGTTCTTCATTTTGTTCGGACATAAATAAAATAATATCGGCATTTATAATATATCAATTACACCTTACAATAACAACCTTTATTGATATATTATTTAGGTTTGTAAACATAGCCATTGGGAAATCTTTGTTGAAATTCCCATGCTGTAGCAATCATATAATCTAAGTCATAATGGTCAAATCTTAAATCCATTGTTTCTCTTGCTTTTTGTACATCGGCAACAGCAATTGCACAGTCTCCAAATCTGCGTGGAGCAAATTCATAAGGTATTTTTTTACCTGTTACTTCTTGAAATCTGTCAACAATTTCAAGAACACTATGTCCGTAACCTGTACCTAAATTGTAGACACTACATTCTGGTTGCAGATATTCAAGTGCGGCAACATGACCATAAGCAAGATCTTCAATATGAATATAGTCTCTTATTCCTGTGCCATCGTAAGTTTCAAAATCATTTCCAAATATTTTTAATTTATCAAGTTTTCCTATAGCAACTTGCGTTATATATGGCAAAAGATTATCTGGTATTTTTTTTGGACTATCTCCGAGATTTATAGTTGCACCAATGGGATTAAAGTATCTAAGTAAATTAATCTGCATAGTTTGATCAGTTCTATACCAATCTTGTAAGATGTTTTCTACAATTAGTTTTGTTTTTCCGTAAGTACTTATGGGCTGTGTTCTGTGAGTTTCGGGTATAGGGTATTCCAATGGATTTCCATAAACAGCACAAGAGCTAGAAAAAATTAGTTTTTTACAACCAACTTTTTTCATTGCATTAAACAAAATTATTGAGCAAGCAACATTATTAAAGTAATACCATAAGGGGATTTCTTCTGATTCAGGTACACACTTCCAACCTGCCAAATGAATAACAGCGTTAATATTATATTTTTCCAATACCTCTACAATTTTAGGAAGATTTATAAGATTCTCATCAATAACAGTTACTTTGCCTATGAGTCTTTCAAGCTCATGGACTGCAAACATAGTTGAGTTGGCAAAATTATCAAGAATAATTGGCTTGTGTGCTTTTTTATAAAGCTCTGCACAAATATTAAGTCCTATATAACCTGCACCGCCAGTAACTAATACGTTCATAATTTACTTACCCTTATCCAAGCACCTTGTTTGTTGGGTGTTTTCATGGGTACAAAAAATTTTTCAGCTACAAGTTGCATAACTAAACTGTCATCTTCAAGCAACATTCCACCGCTTGGTACTGATAATCCATCTAAAGTTGATCTACACAGCTTGTCTATATCTCCGATGATTTTGCTAGTTGGAAATTTTGGTGCAGATGGCTTCAAAATTTCTGCATTTTTACCAGTTCCGAAATGATTTTTTGGTCGAAAAAAAGTAAAACTTATCTCAACTTTTACAGGTTCAGTAATAACTTCGCCTTCATTGATACGTTGCTCAATACAAGCAGAAACTACTTGATTTCGCCACGGAGCTACGAATTGACTAGCTTCTCGCATTCCGTAACGTGTTCTTACTTTGCTACCTTGAGGTGCAGGTTTACCTACAACATTAATAAGAAGAGGTTTTGTGGTTACTAATTTCATCTTGTTTTATTGCTTCTTTTTTGTTTAGTTAGTAGATATTCTTGTACTTGTCTATTATTTACTGACTTTGGATTTGTCCAATTTACATCTGTTTTATCTGCTCTTGGCAATCTGATTACATTTTTATTGGGATTATTTTTTTGAGCTAAATATTCCAATCTAGTTTTTAAAAGAGCATAGACAAATTTTTGTTTTGAAGTAAAAGGAATATTTATATCTTGTCTTTTTAATCGTAATAAAAACAAACGACATTTTTCTTCGTTTGCAGTGTTAATAAGTTTTATCCACTTACTTTTAAACTGATTATTCATTTCTTAATTCATCGCAAGCCAATTCTACCCCTGCATTACAATCTGCGATAGTCATTTTTGTAAGAGAAGAATTTAATGTCACAAATAATGCCAATGGAAATATGACATATTGAAGAAGATAGTAAGTTTTATTCATAACCAACCTCTTTTGATTTGATATTTTTTGTGAGCACCGAACACCCTGCGGTGTAAAGATAAAGTGTTTCTGTGTGTGCCACATTCGTTGAAGTCGCCACGAGCAAAAGCGTGCTGGTAATTTTGATCAGCTTCTGCGATGTCAGCTTTGATTGCTTCGAGTTTGTCGAGAAGATCAGATTTGTTTGAGTAATGAAGTTTCATTATTTTGGTGGTAGTAATTTAATTGTAATACAAATAAAGTCGCTTGTCAATAAAAAGATTAGAGGTTATTTAGCCTCTAATCGTTCAATTTTTGCACGAAGTACACGGACAGTTGTGTCATCGTAGAACCCTTTTGACTCGATAGCGTCTCTTGGATTTGTTTCCTCAGAAGCTTGTAAGTATTCCTCAACAGTGAAGTTTTTGCAAAGAAAGTTAGCCCATGCCCTCCAATTTTTCTTACCATACTTAAAGCGAGCGATAAATACTTGGTCACCTAGGTTGTTTCCGTACATTAAGTAGCCTCCGTGGTAGCTAAATAAATCTTTATGAAAGTTGAAAGTTGGAGCCTGTTTTTCGAAAGTTGTTTGAGTCATTTTTGCCTCGGTTGATTGGTTATATATATATTATACCAACAATTGTATTACAATTAAACCCTATTAACAAAACTGTAACAATTGTATTATAATTAACTTAATTGTATTATAATTGAATTACCGGATAAAACCGGTGGAAACTTGAAATTTTATTTATTATGACTAATCCGAGAAGTCAAGAAGCAACTAGGCACGTAGTTGCTTATGTCCATGCAGGTCATGGAGTATCGACTGCCAATGGTGATGAGCAACCAATCATTATAGCAACAAGGGCAGCAAAGGAAGCCAAAAGTACTTGGGGAAGAACATACAAATTTTCTAAGGAAACTGTTTTCACAGCTACTGTTTATGATGTAACAGGAGTTGAAAAATGGACTTACAATACTGATTCTTGCACTGTGACTAATGATGACGAAGAAGTTGCTGACGGTTCTAGGCATTGCAATTTCATCTGTCGATACCAGATAGTTCTCTAATCACATGCAGCCCTAGAAATAGGGCTTTTTTATTGTCATTAAAAAAGGAGTAAGTGCCGAGAAAACTTACTCCTTCTTATTCGTGTTGCAGAATCAAAATAGTCAAAAGATTCTACGAGGTAAGGGTAACCACTCCCTTAATCCTATTATAATTCATTGTAGTCATTAAACAACCAGCCATCAATATTGGCCGCTTTTTTAATTTGTTCTTTCTCTTGATCTTGTTCTTTAATAAACTGTTTCATTCGTGCTTGTCTGCCGAATTTATCTAGTGGGCTATAACCTTTGCCGTTAAGCCATTCTGCGTAGCGTTTCATTTGAGCCATAATAAAAGTGGTAGCCAATCAATCATACAAAAAGTTCTGGTTTTGTAAACCATACTTGCGTAATAAGTGATGAATAACATCAGCAGGTAATAAATCTTCAAGAGAAGGATCTGACCAACCTTTAGGTGGAAGCATTACAAGTTGACTGTGCATATCTTCGTTTTTTCTTTGCCAACAAACTTCCCACAAAATACCGCCACCTAGCAAAATGTCTGTATTAGGACTTGCGTAAACTTGCATGGGTTTATTTTTACTATATCAATTAAAATTCTTCTTGCATCATTTTCCAAAAATCCAACTTGCTGTTCCATGACTCAATACAAGTACTGACGTCTTGATATTCACCCACAACAGTTTTTTCTGGTCGACACCAAATAGTTCTACATTCATCAATCCAAACACCCATGTCAATTAACATAGAAGCGTAAGCACCAAGCTGCTCATCCGTATTGTAAGCATTAGCATTTTTATTACTTTGTGTTTTCAGATCAACCAAAACATATTTATTGGTTCTTTGGTCAAAACCAAAAGCATCAAAAGTACCAGCAATACCATTTTTTCTATCGCAAACAGTAAATTCAGTAGCAATTGGTTTAAAGTCATCAGTTAAATATTTATGATCTAATAAAGGTTCAATCCAATCCCGATATTTTTCCCATTGTTTAATTTCATTTTCCCCATATTCTTCATGCTTTAACCAATGTTCAAAAGCTAAGTGAACAGTAGTACCACGAGGTGCCCAGTATTTTTTTGTTCTTTCAATGGCAAGTTTCTTTTTTTCATCCATATTAAAACCAGTAATACCAGTTACAGAATGGGTGAATATTTCGCCAGTAGGTTCCCATTTATATCTATGGGCTTCTTTATCAAAAATGATAGGAAGTGATTTTAATTCTTGAAGTTGTTTTTTCATTTTAAGTGGTAGGTTTTAAGTTAATTTGCCAACGGTAATGTTGTGCTGTCAAATGAGGAGATCCCATTCGAGCAATAGTTATATCTGATGGGTTAGAGCTATCAGCAATAACCCATCCATTTTGCCATTCACCATCATCTTTTAATCTTTGTACTTTTATGTTTACAGCCGGTGCTGTGGCATCTGGTGAACAAGTCTCGTACGTGGGGGTAGATAAATCGGGGGTTTTATGTATTTTAGTGGTTTTAATCTCATTAAAGTCATTAAAGTCATTAAAACCCCTACTTAGTTCAGTCCCACGAGTAGGTCGAAACAATGCAATTGGTCTGCCTTT